GGTTACGAGGCTTTGAAGGTGTTTCGGCAATGCTGCCGTTACGTGGAGGAGAACGGGCGGGGCTGGCCGGCTTTCCGGGAGAGTGACTGGGAGAGTTTCACGCACACGTTCAAGGACCAGAAAAAAGAGCGGCGGATTTATTCGGAGGTGGACCACGCGAACCCTCTGCTGGGCCTGAGCAACCCGGACACGGTGCAGTGGCTGAACACGGTTTCAGCGACGGCGGCGAAGTTGTATCAGCGGGGGCAGTTGCGCTGCCTGGTGTACACGTGGTCGCGGCCCTCGGTGTCGGACATTCTGGCGGGGTTGAGGGATGGCAAGGGGGCGCCGTTTTTGTGCCCGGCGGCGGACGAGGGCGACCCGGAGGAGCGCGTGTATCGCAGGCACATGGGCAGCGAGGTTAAGAAAATGAAACGGGACAAGGGGGACAAGGTGGAAAAAATGCAGTGGGTGAAGGTGCTGCGGGACAATCATTATTGGTCGTGCGAGAAAATGCAGACGGTGTGCGCGGCCCTGGCGGGAGTCATCAAGGTGGAGGTTCTCATGCCGGCGGCGGAGGAAGCGCCGATTCCGGCGGCGGCGCGGGGCCTGCCGTAAGTTTTTTGGGGCAGATTGGCATTAGGTGTTTCCCCCAGTTACGGCAGGGCGCCAGAGGGGAATCACGAGGGGGAAACGGGTGCGCGGCGGGGCCGGGATTGGGCCTGCCGTAACTCGGCGGGGCTTTTGGCGGAAAGGATGGTATAATGATGAATGATGCTGAATTGACAAATGAGCCGCGCCCACCGAGGCAATTCGTGGCCAAAATTGCGTTTGAGGACGGACGGGAGACGGCTCCGTTTCCGATCGGGGCTTACGATTTTCATGGGGCGCTGGCGAAGCTGGCGGGGGTGGCCAGCGACCAGCGAGGCAAAATAATCGCGGTGCAATTGGTCCGGCAAGCGCTGCCCTCGGAGGTACTGGCGGAGGGGGCGATGCCTGGGCCTGACGGAAAAGCGATTAAGTTCTTGCCCTGGCGGGCCGCAAAACGGGGCCAACCTTGACCATGCAACCCCCCACACAAGCTCTCGGCAAGCCGGCCAACCGTGTCAACGAATTTTCGCAGATGCCGCGGAAGGTGGTTGGTTTTGAGCCGCAATCGATCCCGCCGCCGCATGAGGGGGTTGACGAGCGGAACGGCTGGCGGGAGCCAGGGGAGGGCGACGTGGGCTACCAGGAGCGGGGGAATCCATTGTGCGCGTTTGACCGGGAGGAAAGGATTTCGTTGTGCTCGGACGAGCTGGGGCGGCTTTTCCAATGGATGTTGTTTGGGGGAAGTTCGCGGAACCGGAAACGAACGGGGGCCGTCAATCTAAAGCTGAAGGGGGTGTGCGAACGTCGGGATTTCGGGAAGATGCTGAGGCGGCCCAGCATCATCGGGTACCGGGTGTTGGCGATGTTGATGCGGATCAGGCCGGACTTGCTGCAGGGGATGCGCTCGGTGGATTTGGCGAGGGTGCTGAGGATTTCCGAGCGGATGATGGCGCTCTACACGCTGTCGTTCGCGGATAATTTCCCGATCGGGAGCAAGACGATCCGGCGGACGTCGCGGCAACTTAACGAAGAGATCAAGCGGGCGAGGAAGGCAAAGTAAGAAGGAAGATGGAGGAAGTATGAAATCTGAAATTAAAACGAAGTTGCAGGCCGGTGGGCCGGCGGCCCGGAAGCCGGTTAAAGGAATGAGGACGGCCGGGGGCAGGATCGCAAAGACCTGGTCCATGTTCAGGACTTTCGAATTTTGCGGTACGCTGTGCGGGCTGAAGAGCGTGCTGGATTTTGGGCGCAATGAGCAGTTCGTCCTGGCGGAGATCGGCGGTGGACGGTGTGAATTGGCGCGCGTGCCGCTGCTGGGGGCGGTGGCGGACATGGATTTGAAGCTGGGGGCGCGAGTGAAGATTGTGGTGATGATCCAATGAACAGGGAGCTGAGGGTGCCGTAAGTCGGGGGCCGGGGTGAATGTTGGATTATGACCAGGCGGCATCTTTAGCGGGGACTTTGACCCCGATGACCAACCAGCTTATCGGGGAGGATTTGCTGGCGGGGGTGGAGGTGAAGGAGTTGCTGGAATGGCGGCGGATGGCGGTGGAGGAGTTGTTTTTCGGGGTCATCCAGTCATCGAGCGCGGGGGACACGACGGCGACCAGGTTCGCCAAGAACCGGCCGGAGTATCGGATCCGCTTGATTAACAAAACCCTTTGGCTGCGGGATCCCGTGGCTTTCCCGATGAACCAACCGATCAAGCGGACGCGGCCGCTTTATGTGTATGGCTGACGCTGGGCCCAACCATGAAAATTAACGATAAGCGCGGGTCCTCGGCGGGGCCGCCGGCCCAGGCTGCGCCATCGCGGGGCAAGGGCGGGCCGGCTTTGGAGGTGCCGGCGGGGTTTACGCAGTTGACCAGCGGGTTGGTGGTCCCGTCGATCTCGGCGGCGCAGTATTCACTTTACTCGACTCCCCGGTCCTCGGGGCAGTTGGATTCCTACCGGCAGCGATGGTTCACGACGGGGGACATCCGGCGGCTGGTGACGGATTATGACCGGCTGGAGTTGCTGTCTTATTCGCGGCAGTTGTTCGCGGGGCTGGGGAACATGCACGCGGCCATCATCCAGAAGGCGCATCGATCGGTGGGGGAGGAATGGCGGGCGTTGTATTGCGGGACGGAGACGAAGTGGGGGGACGAGGTGGAGGAATGGCTGGAGGACGTGTTTTACCCGAATTGCGATTTGCGGGGGCCGCCGTACGATTTTGTGACGGACCTGGTATTGTCAAGCATCGCCTGGGACGTGGACGGGGACGACGCGATGATTTTGACGGAGGACGGGGACACGCAGTTTCCCAAGCTGCAATTTATCCCGACGCACCGGATCAACACGCGGATGGCCAATGGCGCGATGGATGTCCGCGCGACGGAGGGTTGGGCGTCCGGATCGCTGGTGTCGCAGGGGATTATTTACGACAGCAACATGAAAGTGATCGGGCTGCGCATCCTGGGGGACGGGGAAGTGAAGGACCGGGACGTGCCGATGACGGGTTGCCAACTGATGTATGACCCGGAGTGGCAGTCGCAGAATCGAGGGCTGCCGGCGCCTTCGTGCGAGATCATGGGAGGGCTGGATTACCAGGATTTTGACGCGTTCATCAAACGGGGAGTTAAAAAGGCGACGTCGATGGCGCTGTTGCGCACGACGGAATCAGGGCAGGCGGACACAGGGGTGGGGTTCGTGGCGGAGACGCCGTTGCAGGATTTCTCGCCGGGGGTGAAACGGGAGCAGATTCGCGGGGGCGAGGATTATTTTCTGACGGCCAACAAGGGGGAAAAGGTGGAGGGGCTGAAGTACGAAATGCCGTCGGAGTCCATCGAGGGTTACATCCACCGGCTGGAGCACCGGATTATTTTGGCGTGCGGGTGGTACGCGGAGCTGCTCAATCCCTCGGAAGTGGGCGGGGCCTCGGTGCGGCTGATACAGGATAACGCAAGGGCGACGGTCAAGCATCGGCAGAAATCGGTGCGGATGAGGGCGCTGCGGGCCATCCGTTACGCGGTGGCGAAGGCGATGAAACACGGCTGGATTTCGCGCAACGAGGTGGATTGGTGGAAATGGGATTTTGAGTTGCCGGCGCTGATCACGGTGGACGAGGGGCGGGACGCGCGGACGGATTTGTCGATGCTGGGTCTGGGCGTGATGACGGAATCCAAGTACCACGCGAAGTACGGCGATTCGGGCAAGCAGGTCGCGCGGCAGAAGGACGCGGAAGTGACGATGCGGATCAAGCGGGGGCAGGCGATCGCGGAGGCCACGGGCACTGCGTTCGAGTGGGTCTATCAGCAGCTTTGGTCTCCGCCGGGCAACCATGTCAATTCCAGGGGCTCGGAGGAGGACGCGGAGGGGGAAACGGCGGCAAAAGTGAAGGCGGCCGGCGGGGAAGGGGACACGCAAACAAAACCGAAATGAAATTCCAACGTATTATTGACGCTCTTTATCATCAGCCGCTGGCGATCACGCCGGCGGGGTTCGAGATGCTGGACGCGCTGCTGCGCCCAATTGTGTTTGAGGGGAAGCGTCCGGAGGCGGACCTGTTTGGTGAGCCGATGGCGCAAATGACGATTGCAGGGGGCGTGGCGATCATCCCGGTTTTCGGGCCGCTCATGCAGCACGCGTCGTTGCTTGACAAGCAATGCGGGGCGACCAGCTATGACGACATCCGGGAGGACCTGGAGACGGCGGCGACCTCGCGGGTGGATTGCGTGGTTTTGAATATTGATTCGCCGGGCGGCCAGGTGACGGGGTGCCAGGAGACGGGGGAGTTCATCGTGCAGTTTCAGGTTGAGACGGGCATCCCTTGTTACGCTTTTACGGACGGGCAAATGTGCTCGGCGGCATATTGGCTGGCGTGCTCGTGCGAGCAAATTTTCGGGACGCGCAGCGCGATGGTGGGGAGCATCGGGGTCATCATGGGATTTTTGGAGTGCAGCGAGAAAATGAAGATGGAGGGGATCAAGGCGGAGATTTTCACGAGCGGCAAGTACAAGGCGGCGGGCAACCCGGCGCTGGCGGTGACGGATGAGCAGCGGGAGTACTTGCAAGGGCTGGTGGCGGATGGGTTTGCCAGTTTCGCGGAGCACGTGCTGGCGCGACGGCCGGGGGTGCAGATGGAATCGATGGAGGGGCAGGTGATGTTTGGGGCGCAGGCGCAGGCGGCGGGGCTGGTGGATGAGTGCGTGGATGGCTTGAAGGAAGTCGAGGACTTCTTTCAAGCTGAAAGCTGAAGAGGGAGCCTGCCGTAATTTCGCGCGAGGGTTGTATGACGTTCAAAGAAATCGGATCTGTGTTGGCGGCCCTCGTGACAAAAGTAACCGGCATGGAAGCCAAGGTGGCGGCTCTGGAGCCGAAGGCAACCAACCTCAAACCTATTTCCGACGAAGAGCGCACGGCGTTCAACGCTGAGATTGCCTCGATCAAAACTTCCATCACCGCGCTGCAAGGCGAGATGTTGGCGGCTACCACGGCGTTGACGGAAGCAACCACGGCGCAGGGAACGATGGCGGCTGAGATTACCCAGTTGAAGGCTGACCTGGTCAATAAGCAGAAGCTGGCGGCGGGCGGAGCAGCCTCCGCGGCTGAACTGGCGGCCGCCCAGACAGTGCCCCCGGTCGGGGCAACGACTGACGTGGACGCAAACGGCAAGACGCCGGAGCAGAAGCTGCAGGCGCAGTTGTCGGCGGAGAAGGACCCGAAGAAAAAGGGCGAGATTTGCGCCCAGTTGAGGGCGATCAGGAAATTGGATTTTGCGGCGCAGTATGAGCAGGCCCACAAAAGTTAAGGCGAACGGGGCCTCGGCCCCGATTGGCCGGGATGCCTGGCTTGGCTCGCAGCGGGAGAAGGAAATCGGCTGGCTGCAGGCGCGGATGGCGGAGCCGGTGGACGGCAAGACGCGGTTTCGCCTGGCGGCGGAGGCGCGCAAGGTGCGGCGCGGGAGCAGTGATCTTTTGGGGCGGCCGGATTTCGTGGGCAGGGCGCTGATTGGCGTGAGTCTGCCGATGGTTTTTTAACGCGGTAACAAGGTGTAAAATATATGGCGACATTAAGCGCTTCGGAAATTTCGGCTGACACGTTGGAGGCTTTCAAGGCGGACGTGCCGGCGTTGTCCTCTTTCTCGACGGACATGAGTTCGGCCCGGGCGGTGCTGAATTCGCAGATCATCTCGCACATCAGCGTGCTGCCGACGGTGCAGGCTTACAGCGTGGCCGGCGGCGGCTTCGGCAACGGGGCGACGGGGGCGCAGAATTTGCTGCAGGACGTGGCGGTGACGATGTCGCAATTGCCGGTGGTGCCGACGGCGGTGGCTTATTTGCAGACGATTGCCTCCCAGAAAGACTTGTACGTGGAGGCCATCCGCAACAAGGCTTACGTGCTGGGCAAGTATATTATTGACTACTGCCTGACGTTCATTAACGGGGCGGGTGGGAACAATTTTTCCAACAAAACCATCCAGAGCACGGCGAACACGGACGTGGGGACGATCGAGCACGTGCGCAGCTTGCTCAATTTGCAGCACGCGGCGACCAAGGGGCGTTTTGCCATCATTTCGACGCCGTTTGCGGAGGCCGTACAGGATGACCAGCGGATGATGTCCGCGCTGTTTTACAACATGCGCAACTCGGACAGCTCCTATCGGATTTTCAGGAACGTGGCGGGTTTTTCCTGGATTTACGAGTATCCGGATTTTCCGACCAACGGGATCAACTTGAACGCGATTTTCGCGGACCGCCGGGCCTTTACGGTGGCCACGCGGGTGCCGGAGTTGGGGGCCTTTGCGGCGGCCAACGTGCCCAATGTGCCGCCGACGGCCGTATTCAACGAGGTGCAGGATCCGAACAGCGGGCTGACTCTGCTGGACATCATGTACATCGTGCAGGGGACGTTCGATTTTTATTCGGCCACGACTTTGCTTTTCGGCGTGACGGCCGGGAACCAGGGGACGGGCGCGGGCCAGAAGACGGACAACGCGGCCGTGTATGTCACGACGGCCTAATTAAGACGCTATGTTTATCGCGATGGGATTTCCAACGAGCGCCCGGGAAGCCGGGGCGGTGGTGCTCTATGCCGGGCTGGACCGGGCGGCGATGCTCAAGGCGTGCGATGAGGCCAGCGCGAGCAAGAAATTCCAACGGATAGGGAAGCTGCTGCGGCCGATGTTCCAAAAGCATTCGCTGCAACGCCCGGTGGACGTGAAGGTGGATTGTTCGGCGGCGCACAATGACGGGTTGCGGGCGGAGCGGAACAGCCTGGCGGCTGGGTGCACCGAGTTAGCGGCGGCCATCAAGGGCGGGGAGATCAGGACGGACGCGTCCAAGGTTTTCGCGGAGACGGCCCGGAATCGGGCGACGGAGGAGACGGCAAAATTTTTGGGGATGCAAAAGGAGGGCGAGGGGAAGATCGCCGCGGCCCCGATGAACGAGCAGGTTAAGCGCTCCAACGAATTGGTGATCCAGCGCGGACGGGAGCTTTTGCAAAAAGTTTTGGACGCGGCGCACGAGGCGGAATTGGCCTATGCGGCCGCCGCGCGGGACCTGGCGGAGAAGCGCGCCCTGGCGGACGCGGAGGGGACAGTGGCCAGCGAAGTGACGGTGAGTGGGGAGACAGAGGTGGATGGAGCGGCCAAGGCTCCGGGGAAAAAAGCAAAAAGCAGCAAAGAAAAATAACATGAAGCCGAAAAATTTCATTCGCACGGGCCTGGCGGCTTTGTGCGTTGCAGCATTGATGATGGTGGCATCCTTCAGCGGGGAAGCCCAGACGGGCGGCACGGTTGGCGCGCCGCCGGCTTATGGATCGACCATCGTGCCCGTGGCGACGAACTTGTTCGGGCCGGCCCCGACCAATGCCATCCTGGCGGGCGCAGCGGGATCCGGCAACGGCTTCAGCATGACGTTCCCGACGTCTTACGTTTACACGAACGTTTATTCGAATATTTATGCATCGCCGGTGACCTACACCACGAACATCGTGACCAACACGGTGACGGGCTACATCGATACGAGCAAGATGTGGGACGTTACCTTTCAGATTGGGTTTTCGTCCACGAACCCGACGGACGTGAGCAACGTGATTTGGCAGCTTTTTCCCTCGTTAGACGCTATCAATCCGGACTCGGCCAACAGGACGTTCTGGCTGACCAACACCAGCCCTGGCAGCAACACGCTGGTGCAATCGTTTGTTTTCAGCGCGGCCCAGAAGGCGGGCATAGCCGGGTTTTTCCTCGGTCAAATTGTCAACAACAACACGAACCCGATCTTCGCGGCGCTGACGAACAGCACGGGGAGCAACTACCAATTTTTGCAGGCGCGCGGGACCAAAGTGCCGGTGTATTAAGCGAAGCGTATGACAAACGTACAACTTTTGCAGTTGGCCCAGAGCACGGCGGCGATTTCCGTGACGGGCGCAGCGACGGCTTTCGGGACGGTCAAGGCGTCGGTGGCGGCTTTCACGAGCACGGGGAATCCGGACACGGATTGGCCCGGCTTCAGTGGCAATTTTCAGCGGGAGCTGCAAAGCTACTCGCAGGCGGCCCGCAAGGACGCGGCTCCGGCCGGCCCGGTCGGGGGCGCAGGCGGGAACAGCGCGACGGGGGGATTGCCTGCCTCGGTGTGGGCCAATCTGCCCCCAGCGGTGCAGGCCAGGCTGACGTCGGCCAATCCCGGCAAGACGACGGCGAGCGCGCCAGCACCGGCCCCAGCGACGGCAGAGGCCAGCGCTACGGCGGCTTAACATTTTTTCATTCAAGCATTGCAAAACTCAAGCCGCCCGTTGCAAAACGGGCGGCCCTTTTTTTGGAGTGTGGCAGCCCGGTCGGGGGACCGGGCCTACAGGTACCTGCCGTAAGTCGGGGCGGTGTTTGCAATGAATCCGCTGGCTCAACTTCACACGCAGTCTCTGGCCGATTTGGAGAACCTGCTGGACCGTCCAACTTTCCAATGGCTTGGCAGCACCTACCCTTGCGTCCCCTCCACCCTGGAGCGGGGCACCATGATCGATTGGGGCGGGCAGTTGGTGGCGATTAAATTCGCGATCAAGGTGCGCACCTGCGTGATCCGGGGCGCGGCCAAGCCGTTGGAGGCGGGGAAGGTCATTACGTTTGACTCCGTCCTTTATCGCATCGCGACGGCGGCCCTTTCTAGCGCGGGGGATCATCTGAAGCTGACGCTGATTGATCCCAATGCCTAGCGACATCACCATGACGATTGACATGGAGGATTTCGGGCGGGACCTCCAACGCCTGGCAAGCGCCGGGCGGCGGGACATCAGGGACGTGGTGCAGCAGCAGGCCCGGTTGATCGTGCGGGACCTGCTGAAATCGACCCCGCCGCATGGGACGCGGCCGTTGACGGAGAGTTTCGGCTTTCAGCGGCGGAAAGGGCAGCTGACGGCGGACCGTGACGTCGCGCGGCTCTACCAGCCGTTGACCTCGATCCGGGCCGTCATGGCGCCGGAGCCGCGCGGGAGCGTGAAACCGAGCCGGCGCGATTTTCTGAAACACCTGGCGGAAGCGGGCAAATGGACGGAGTTGAGTGAGGCTTTGTTTGACATGCGCGTGACGGATGATCACGCGCCGATCCAGGGGACGCTGACTTTCGAGGAATACCGTTCCACGTGGAATTTATTTCGCGGGAAGCGGTCGGGGAGCGTGAGCGCGAAGCGGGCGCGGAAGGTGCTGGTCTGGGACGGCGGCGCGCTCAAGTTGGTGCGGGAAAAAATCGGGTTGCGCATCGGCTGGGCCAAGGCGGGCTGGATGGCCAGCGTGCGCAAGCTGGCGGTCAAGGGCGTGCCGACCTGGATCAGCCGGCATCCGGCGCCGGGCGGGTGCGTGGTGCAGGATGCAGGGGGGGAATATTCCATCACGTTGACCAATTCGGTCAGCTATATTGCCTACCTCAATTCCGGCAACCGGCTGCTGAACCGGGTGCTGGCCAACCGGGAGCGGGCGATGGAGATTACGTTGGAGCACGCGATTGAGCATTCGGTGGAGGAGTTCAACGCGGCGTGAAGGCCAGTGCCGTAAGTCTCGGGTCCTGGTGAATGGCAGCGATCTACAATCCCGAACTTGACACGCTTGAATTTAAGGTTGAGGCGGCGCTTAAGAAATACCTTTTGTCGGCGAACGTCCCGGCCGCCCAGATTTATACCGGGGAAGAGATCGATTACAAAATCCTGCCGGCGATTGTGTGCAAGTGCCACGGGGGGCCGGAGAACCCGCCCGGCTCCAATAACTTCCTGGTGGACGTGGAGGTGTGCATCGTTGCCAACGCGGACCTGACGGAGGGGGACGCGGATCCGTTTCCGCCGCACCGGCGGCTGGCGGCGCAAGTGAACTGGTTGTTGTGGGGATCGATGCTGGATACCAACGGGATTGAATACCTGCACGTGGTGCTCTCGGCGCAGGTGCCTTACCTGGTGGTGCAAAATGAGATCCAGTTTGAGGACAGGCAAATCAGCATCCGCGACCGCAAGATCACGACGGAATTCCGGTTTAAGATGCAGTGCTATGAAGGCTTTAACGGCGTAACGGGCTATTGAGATGGGAGGGACTGCCGTAATTTCCGCTCTCGGACGATATGGCATTACGTGTTTATGGGCTGGCGATTGTCCGCGATGCGGCGACCTCGGTGGATTTCCTTTCTTCGGGTGCGTACACGTGCGACGACACGGATTACGCGCAGGATTTCGGGCGCGATGACGTGGAGGCCACGGCTGGCAACCTGGCGACGGTGCTGGTCAAGAGGTTGATTGAAAAATTGACGATCACCATTACGCCGATGGGCGTGACGTTTGCCAACGCGCAAGCGCAGGCGGTTTTGCCGGCGGCCATGCAGGTAGTGACTCTTTCCGGCAGCACGCTGGCGCAGTATAACGGGACCTGGAATTTCATCAGCGGCGGCAAAATAAAATCCAAGAAAGCGGGCGTCACGGTGATGACCTACATGCTGGAACGTTATGACGGGGCCGCGCTGGCGGAAGTCGCGGGCGACTGAGCAAAGTAAGAAGGAAGAAGTAAGAAGGAAGAAATCGCCGAATCGGACGAATCGTCGGTTATGAGTCCTCCTGAATATTTGCTGGCTTGTTTTCCCACGCCGTGCACGGTGCTGGGGCGGAAATTGTTACCTCTCTCCATTGGCCACTTGCTTACCATGGAGTGGCAGGGGTTGAGTTACTTCCAGGAGGGGAGTCAGGCTTCGACGGATTCTCCCCCGACCTTGAATGATTTGATTTCGGGCGTGCTGATTTGCTCGATGTCGTTTCGCGGGTACCAGGACTTTTTGCAGAACGAGGGCCTGGCGGCGCAACTTAAGCAGGCCGGCGACCACCTGCAACTCCATACGGTGGACGAGAAGCAGGCGCTGTTTGGGCGTTATCTGGCGGAGGGGTTGGCGGCGCCGGAGGTGGAGATTCCCGACCACGTGAGCAGCGGGGTCGCGCTGGGCACGCCGTGGTTGCAGTGCGTGCGGCTTTGCTTGATGAGCCGGCTGCATGTCAGTTCGGAAGCTACCTTTGATTATCCCTACCGGCAAGCGTTGTGGGAATGCTTCTCTTTGCGGGAGAGCGAGGGGAAACTGGTCATCAACGCCGGGCAGATGGACACGAGTGAAATGCTGGAGCGCATCGAGACGCTGGAGGCGTTGAACGCGGCGTTCATGCTGGAAATGGAGGCGAAACGGTGGGCGAGCTAAAGGTCAAAACTGGCATCGACGGGGCGGGCTGGACGCGAGGGCTGGAGCACATGATGGAGGAGGCCGGGCATTTCGGCAAGACCGTCAATAGCAAGATAGCGGGGAATTTCAACCAGGCGATCATGGAGATAGTACCCGGTTTGACGAGCGCCATTGGCGGCATTTTTTCGGCGGAGAGCATTAAGGAATCGTTGCGGGAATTTGCTGAGAAGGTGGAGGGCATCGAGCTTGGGGCCAAGCAGATGAATATTTCGGAGGAGTATTTCCAGCGGATCGACCGCGTGATGAAAGAGACGGGCGGGAGCGCGGATGACGTGCGAAAGGCGTTTGAGAAAATCGCGGACACGCTGACGAAAATTGAAACGAAGTCGCCCGGATGGGAGAGGTTGGAGATAGAAATGGCCCAACTAGGCGTGGCGGGCGATGACCTGAAAAAGAACTATCAGGACGTGTTCGCGCAGATCGCCAAAGGGTTGCAAGGAGTGGACATTTCGCAGGAGCAAGTGGCGGCCGGGCGGGAGACGATGGGGCGTGGATTTGACGCGATGTTGCGTCCGCTGGCGATCGGGGGCTTCGAGAGCGACTTCGCGAAATCGGGCATGGTGAGCCCGACGGATATGGCGGCTGTCAAAGGGTACAACGAGGATTTGCGCAAGCTGAGCGCGGAGACGGCCGGGTTTTGGAACCAGGCCAAAACCATCGGTTTGGGAGTGTGGGACCAACTGCTGCACGGCGGCGGCACTGACCCGGCGGCGGTGGCGCTGCACCAAGCGGAGATTTTGCAGAGCCAGGGCAAGGAAAAAAAAGAGGGCGAGGAAAACAAGAAGAAAACGGACGAGGCGGCGGCCAAGGCGCGCGAGGACGCGGCCAAGAATATCGCCCTAAAGAGCGCTGAGAAATTCCGCGGGGAAGACGCGAAAAAAGCCGCGGCCATCGACCGGGAAACGGAAGCGTTGAGGGAGCGCAATCGAGAGGCGGCCCTTTCACCGGAGCAAAAGAAGCTGGAGTTGACCAAGCAAATCAAGGAGCTGCAGGACGATATTAACTCGGGCTACGTGGCGGCCACGCGCACGGAGGAAGCCCAAATGAAAAAGAAACTGGAGGAGTTGAAGCACGATCTGGCCGGGGTGAAGGACACCAAGCCCACGGCGGAGCATCACGCGGCGCTCTCGCACATGGGCAACCAGGCGATGGGGGGCATTTTGCTGGGGCATGACCGGCTGAACGACTTGGCGGTGCATGCGAAGAGCACGGCGAAGCACACGGCGCAAATCGCCAAAAACACCGCGAAGGCGTCGCCGGGGGGCAAGCCGCGCGAGGAATATCCGTAATGGGCTGCCGTAACTCGCGGGGCTGATTAAGATGGGTCAATCCGAATGGGGCAGCGCCGGCCCGGTCCAAATACACGGCTCTCAGTCGTACGACCCCATGCAGGGGCACGATACCTCGTTCACTTTCCGCGGCTCGGAGTATGATTTGCAATTGGTGGCGGACGCGTACATCGCCATCGGCTGGCAGGTCAACCTGGAGACGACTAACACGCAGTGGGACATCCTGCACGTCAAGATTCCCAATCAAAACCTGGAAGATTATATTGACAGGTGGGAGTTCAACATCGGGTTCAAACAGCAGGAGCTTTTTCTCAACATCGGCATTTGCCAGGCGCTGAACACGGCCGGGTTCACGTCGTCGGAAATCACCAACATGAAGACGACGCTGGAGAATGACCTGGAGGCGCCGGTCTCGAACGCGAGCGTGGTGGCGACGTTCACGTCGCTTTACGGCAGCGCGCAAGGGGCGGCGGCGGGCCAGATTTATCAGATGCTGCAAATGGGGCAATCGACGGTGGAGATTTCGCAACCGACCATCAGCCGCAAGCGGACTTACTCTTACAATTTTACGGGGACGGTCATGTCCACCCAGGTGACGCAGGACGTTTGGAGCACGGCGGCTTTGATCGCGGCCTTCGGAATTCCGGCGCAGGTGTATGACCAGATCACGCCGGACCCGACGGTCAACGCGGTTGACAACTACAAGTACGGATGGAAGATGCGCAAAAACAACCTGGTGATCATCCCGGCCAAAAACAAGATCGAAGAGCAACTGGAGTGGGAGTGGGATCAGTGGAATACGATTTGTTATAACTATATCACGTAAATGAACCTGCCAGAACCATTGCCTGAGACGAACGATTTGCGGCTGAAGTCGCTGTATAATTGGCTGAATCGGCTGCGGGACCACGCGCAGTCGATCACGCCGCAGCGCGGGGCGGGCGGCATGAAGATGACGCGCACGCCGGCGGGGGTGATCCACCAGGCGCCGCCGCCGCCGCCGCGCGGGGAGGCGGGGATCCGGAGCGTGACTAATTGGTATCTGCCGCCGGTGACCATCACGCGCAAGACGGCGGAGGGCGTGACGCTGGGGGCTTTCACCTGGCACGGGCTGATTGGTTTTGGGCCGCACGCGACCGGGCCGGCGGCCAACGAGAATAATGAGGAGGGCCAGGGAGGGTTCGGGAGCGACACGCTCTTCGGTCTGGATTACGGCTGGGGGCTGGGCTGGACGACCAATGACATTACGTACCGGGTGGATCCGTTGGTGTGCGCCGGATCGGGCGCGGCGTTTTCTTTTTCGCAGGACCTGGCGTTTTACCTGATTGATTTGCCGCCGACGATCCGCAACCAGATTCTGGGATCGACTTACACGCAGACGGACCAGACGGCGAGCGGTTTCGACGAGCGGACATTCAATTATGCTTACCCGGGCGGGAATGACGGCGGGTACACCCATTTTCCGTTCGATACGCTTTCCACGGAAGTGGCCAACGGGCCGGCGGCGACGGATGATTACGCGGCTTACATCGATCCCAGTTATTTCCCCGGGGCGACGCTGTACATCGGCAAGCCGAATCGCTGGGCGAGCGCGGACCGGTTTTTTTATTACGACGAATTTTTCGGGGCGAACATTGAACTTAACCCCGGCTGGGTTGATTTGAACGTGGACGCGCGGCGGTGGACGCCGGCGGGCCTGGTGGAAAACCACATGAGGGTGACGGTCGGACTGGCCGGCGGCGGCTGGTTGGTTCCGGCCGGGACGGCGGGATCAACGGAAATCACGATCCCGGTCAACCAGGATAGCAATTACGTGCCGACGGGGTAGCGGGTCATCGGCAGAGGCCGGGTCAGGGGACCCTGCCTACAGCGAGCGTTTGTAGGCCGCGTGCCCTCACGCGGCGGGGGCCGGGGCGCTGGCGCGAATGAGATGCTCGGCGGCCCACTGGCTCAGGCGGCGCCCTCGGGCGGCGCGCACGCAGGCAGCTTTCTGCCGTGCGGTCATGCGGACGTAGATCACGCTGGTGAGTTGGTCCGCGGCCGGCTTGGCGGCGTTGTCGTTGTTTTTGGGGGCGCTCATAATCCGGCTTTTTTCACTCGACGCCATTGGGCGATGGCGTCGAGGGTGGCTTGGAGTGGCATCTTCTCGCGGCGGAGCCAGCGCTGGACGGACTTGGAGGAGACGGCCAAATACCGAGCCAGCTCGATATGCAGGCCGGGAAACCGGCCCACGTACTCACGGGTGTCATCCAGGAGGTGCTCAGGCGAGCGCCAGCCGTCCGGCGCGACGCGTGGGGCGGCGATGTCGCGCTTGGCGCGCGCGGCCGCCAGGGCGGCCATCTTCGCGGGCGTTTTGGCGCTGCCGCCCTTGGATGCGTCGGCGCGGGTCATACGTCCACCTCCCCAAGGCGGGTGAATTGCCAGCGGGACCAGAGGCTGCTCTCGCAATTCCACGTCGCGAAGGCGGTGTCGGTTCCCCGGACGAACCTGGCCTCGGCAATGGCGTCGGCGACATCGGCTGGCAGGGTGATGCCGTCCCAATCCGCCAAGGCGCGTTGCCAGTCCGTCAGCAGGCCGGTCAGGGCAAGGCCGGGGCCGGCCAGCATCCCGTCCGGGAACTTAACTTCGCCGACGTGATATTGGCGCGTGAACTCGACGGCGGCGGCCAGGCTGTCGATTGTCAGGACGCGGGCGCCGCGATCCACGGCGAGCAGGTAGGCCCTTGGATGTTGCATGGGGCGCATGGCCAGGCGCACCAGGGCGTTGGTGGCGCGGGCGCGGGACCAGTCGCAGGGGTAGGCGTCCAGGAGGGTCAGGCTGCTGGTCCAGAGGCCGCCGTAGGGCTTGTTGCCGCGATAGCGGACGCCCATGTCCATGATGTCCTGCCTGGTGATGGCAGACGGGACAGCGAATGGCTGAGGGTTGCGGATGGCCTCCATTTTTTCGGCCGCTGGCGGCGATTCCAAGATGGTGATTTGCTCGGTCATACCTCTTTCTTGGCCGCGTCGGCCAGGGTGAGGGCTTCGGCGGCGAGGACCGCGTCCGTCAGCATCCAGGCGACCTCACCGTCGTCGTAGTGGCTGGTCTCGTAGCAAAGGCGGATGACACCGTCTGACCAGAGGGCACTGTGGCCGGTGCTGCGATGCTTGCCCCAGCATTCGATCATGCCGGCACGATCCCATTGGTACTGCTCTCTCATGCGCGGATAGTGGGCTTGCGGGGACTGTTGGACGGCGCGCTCGATTTCATAGCGGCGCGCTTCCAAGGCAGCGGCCTTGGCTTTGGCCACGGCGGGGTCTTTGGCGATTTCGTCGTCGGTCGGCTCGACGGCCACCGCCTGCACGTCGCAATACCAGCCCGGCTCGGTCTCGAATTGGTCCATGTCCTCCAGCCAATCGCGGCTGAGATAGTTGGGTCGACCCTGGCGGACTACTATGTAGCGGGCGCGCTGGCCCTGGTTTTTGCCCCAGAATGTCTCGCCGAGATGCTTTTTGCCCTTGCCGCTGGAGCGGCTAAACGGGACGGACTCGGCGGCCACGGACTTGCGGCCCAGCTTGGCGGCCTCAGCGGCGGCGTCAATCGGACCGAGGTCAGCGGGCGGGGCGGAATTGTAGATCGGGCCTGAGACGATGGCCTTGGCTTTGGAGGCCATGTCTTCGGTGGCGGCGGTCCAGCATTTTTTGGCGCCGTCCCAACGGCAGCCGAGGGCTTTGAGCTTGTCTTTGACGGGGTAGGTTGATCCGAGGATTTCGATTTGCATTTGATTCACTTTTCTTTTTCCGGCTACGGGCCGGGCCGGTCTCGGTTTGATCGGGTCTCCTCGACCTGATCTCCTCTTGACGTGACCAATATGACGGACGGGGGTTAATTTAGCAAGCGAAATCTATTCTTTCTTGCAAGTTATTTTGTAATCGCTGTTGGTACGGTTCTTGCGGGGGCGGATCGCGGCCTGGCCTGCCGTAGTTTCGGGCGCGGATCGAAGTGGCAACGCTCAATGGTACGATCCTCAATTCTGCCGGCCTGGCGCCCAGCCCGTGGCAACGATGGCCGCGCGGCTGTCCCCTGCCCGGCCCCATCCCCGTCACGCGCGGGGGCGATCTCAATCCGGTGGTTGCCCACTCCCATATTTACTTTCGACCGCTTCAGACGCCGTACGTGGATACGGGCCTGGCCGGCGCATTGGTCATCGGCGGCTCGCTCCGCGCACGGATCGACGGGCGCACCGGTGCTTTCACCCTCCAGATCAACCAGGGGAATTACGCCGTCACCGTCGGGGCGGAATGCTTTGAAATTAACATCCCCTCGGACGCGGGAACCTTCACGCTCGCGGCCTGCATCCTCACCGCTATGACTTTCCAGCCGCCAGGCAGCAACACTTACCAGGGCAATTTCCCCAGCGCGGCCGCCAATTTCGTTTTGCCGGCGAACGCGGTCAATAACACCGGCGTCCCGGTGGCGACGGCATGGACGCAAGTGGTGCAGGGGCCGGGCAAATTCCAGATCGTGGCGCTGCTGACGATCCTGGCGACGACGCGCGGGAACGGGGCGCAGGACAACGAGGTTTACACGGCCTACCTGTGGGACACGACGGACGCGGTCATGGTGGGGCTGGAGGTTTCGGTGGAGAATATTTTCACGGGGACGCAGGGGCAGATGATCGTGAGCGGGACGGTGACGATTCTGGGGGCGACGCAAATCCTGCTGGAGGTGTACGCGGCCGGGAATCCCAACGTGGTGGACCAGACGGCGGCTCCGCTTTCGGTGGGGACGATCGTCATGGGGCAATCTTCGATTTCAATTACGCGACTACAATGAAATTTCCTTTCTCAGTCACGGCTCGACGGAGTCTCGCCCTACCGTTTTTGGTTTTTGCGCTTTTGTGCGGCGGAGCGTCCGGCCAGATTGTCACCAGCCCGGCGGGGCGGCAAATCATGGTGCAGACGAATGGCACGGCGGGCCAGGTGCTGACGTCCACGGGCGGCTCCAACTCGATGTGGGGAGCGGCGCCCGTCGGTTCGCTCAATGGATTGGGTTCGGCTGTCAGCCTCATCATCACCAACGTCGGAGGGCAGACGGGGCTGAATGAGGTTTTGCTGACCAACGGGAATTTTTTGGTCGTCTCGAACAATTGGACGCAAGTGGCCAACTTTGCGCTCCTGGCGGCCCAGGGCGTGGCGGCAACCAACCAGGCCCTGGCAATAGGCCAGGCGTTGACCAACGCGCTGGCGGCCCAAGGGTTGGCGATTACGAACGCATTTAATCTGGCTGCTCTGGGCCAGGCGCTGACCAACGCGCTGGCGGCCCAAGGGCTGGCGCAGACGAATTGGACGCTGGCCATGGGCGCGACGATCACCAATGCGCTGACCAACGCCGGCGTGGCCGCGACCAATTACATTTTGGCGCAAGTGGCGAACGTCGGCTTGCAGGGGACGAATTATTCCTTCGCGCTTTACCAGGCGGTCGGGGCCAACGACACGAATTTTGCCAAGGCGGTCGGGACCAGCGTGACTAACTCGATCACGGCCACGGCGGCGCTGATCCCTGTGATGGGGACAGCCATCACTAATGACATCACGTCCGTCGGCACGGCCCTCAGCAACAATGTTGCGGCGCTGGGGACGGCCTCGACCAATCTCGCACTGGCGGCGGTGGCGGCCGCCGGGCTGGCGACCACGAATTACTCGGCGGGCATTGTGGCCGCGACCGGGGCGAATGACACCAATTTTGCCAAGGGCGTCGGGACCAGCGTGACGAACGCGCTGGCGGCGACCGGCACGGCCGTGACGAACGCGCTGGCGGCGACCGGCACGGCCGTGACGAACGCGCTGGCGGCGACCGGCACGGCCGTCACCAATGCTATCGCCGGGCTGGGGGCGAACGCTACCAATTACGCGGCCACGCAGGCGGCGACCATCGGCGCGAACGCGACCAACCTGGTGACGACTCAGATCGCCACCGTCGGGTTGAATGACACCAATTTTGCCAAGTCCGTCGGGACCAGCGTGACTAACGCGCTCAATACGCTGGCAACCATCGCCAGCGTCGCGCTGGAGGGCGTCTCGCTGACCAATGTGATCAATTCGCTGGGCGCGGCCGCGACTAATGCCATCGCGGCGCTGGGACTCAACGATACCAATTACGCGGCCGCGCAGGCGGCGACCATCGGCGCGAACGCGACCAACCTGGTGACGACTCAGATCGCCACCGTCGGGCTGAATGATACCAACTTTGCAAAAGCCGTCGGGACGGCCACCACGAATTTCGCCGCCGCCGCGGTCGCCGCGGTCGGACTCAGTGCGACCAACGGCTACACGCAGGCCATCGTGGCCGCGACCAATACCATCGCGGCCGGCTCGCTGACGGGGCAGTTGCCGTACGCGACGTTCCCTTTCGGCGGCGGCAACACTTACTTGGAAAACACCGGATCGGGGTTGGAGTGGGTTGCCATTGCCGGCGCGGGCGGCGGGAATAGCAATTTCTTTGCGGCGGGCAACGGCATCGGCGTCGGCACGGTCAGCGGCGCGACCGGCACGACCAACACCGTCAGCACCAGCATCAGCGCGACGAACACGAGTAACACTTTCGCACAACTGATCCTGGTGACCAACGGCGGCGCGCTGGTCCTCAGCAATGTCATCAATACCAACCTGGCCACGCCGGCCATGGTT